ATACTCCTTTTCATAGGCTGGTGTTCAATGTTAAAAGACTTATCAATAAAGCACCTGGCGGTAAGACAAAGATTGCATCTTACCTCGCAGGTCTATATCTTATAAAAGAAAAATACAATTTAGATGAAGACAGTCTTCTTAAGATTGTAGAAGAATCAGGTTATGAACCACTTGATTTTTTATCTGAATCTGTATGTGAGTGGTTCATACTTGAAGACAAGATGATATCTCCGGGTAGGTACAGAGTACGTGAAAGTAAGATAGTTCTCAGTACATATGAAGAGATAGTTAATCCTAAAGATTCAGTGATAATAGAACCACATTGTTATCCAGTCGGTGAAATTTTCGGTATTGACGTTTATAAGGTTGTACATGAAAGAACTAATCAAGATCTTTATGTCATTCTAAGTGACCTGTACAAGTGAAAAATTATAAATATTCTACACAGGAAATTGTATGAAAAAGACAGACGAAAATGTAGCTGCACCTTCCATGAATACATCAGCTGTTCCAGGAGCCGGTGATGATTCTAGCACAGTAGTTGTTAGAAAAAAGAAAAAGAAGAAAGGCCCGGGACACTATGAAGAAATTATTGCAGTTGATAGAAGACTGAAAGATCAATCACAGCCTAGACTGCTTAAACGATTTAGAAAATTTGCAGAGGAGAATTAAATAATGCTTTCAATATTAGGATCTCTAATAGGATTTGCCGGTTCTGCTATTCCATCAGTAACTGACATTTTTAAAGAAAAAGATCAACGTAAACATGAATTGGAAAAAATGAAAGCCATGGCCGCTCTTAAAAAAGAAGGCATGGATTTTGATCTTAAGATGTTTGAAGCTAAGGCCAATGATGAAGAGCATAAAAGACTTATGGCTCATGACATTGCTATTTCTCAAGGAACTGGCTTCATGTCTGGTTTACAGAAGTCCGTCCGTCCAGTCATTACTTATTGTTTCTTTGGTTTGTTTGCAGCAATAGAGATCACTTTATTGATGGATGCAATCGAGAACAATGTCGAATTCAGTAGTGCAATTAAACTCCTGTGGGATGAAGATACTAAAGCAATATTTGCTGCTATCATCTCATTTTGGTTCGGTTCTCGTGCACTAGAGAAGTCGCGCAAGAAGTAAATCAAATAAATATTTCCTTTACAAATATGTTGTTCTATGGTATAATAGAACAATCAATCAGTTATACGTTCACACTCAGGAGTTATCAATGTCTTCAAATCAATTACCCACTCAGTACCAGCAGTTCATCCACCTTTCAAGATACTCTCGGTGGTTACCTGAGGAACAGAGACGGGAAAATTGGTCAGAGACAGTTTCTAGATATTTTGATTTTTTTGAAGAACACGTACGTGATATGCATAGCTTCGAAATTAAGAAAGATGTACGACAAGAATTAGAAGAAGCTGTTCTCGACACTAGTGTTATGCCATCTATGCGATGTCTTATGACAGCAGGAGAAGCACTAAAGCGCGAAAATATAGCAGGTTACAACTGCTCATATGTAGCAGTTAATAGAGTACAAGCGTTTGATGAAATCTTATATGTTCTTATGAATGGAACTGGTGTAGGATTTTCAGTTGAACGCCAACATGTTTCAGAACTTCCAGTAGTAGCGGAAGAATTTTTTCAAACAGACACCACGATTGAAGTTGCAGACAGTAAGCTTGGTTGGGCTAAAGCTCTAAAAGAACTTATTGCCATGTTGTATTCTGGTCAGATTCCTAAATGGGATTTGTCTAAAGTACGACCGGCAGGGACGCCGTTAAAAACTTTTGGTGGTAGAGCATCAGGTCCAGAACCTCTTGATAGGTTATTTCAATTCACTTCAGAAGTACTTCAAAATGCAGCCGGAAGAAAACTTTCGTCGTTAGAATGTCATGACATTGTATGCAAAATTGCAGAGATTGTTGTAGTTGGTGGAGTTAGAAGATCTGCATTGATATCATTGTCAAATTTATCTGATGATAGAATGAGACACGCTAAAGCGGGTCAATGGTGGCAGGACAATGGGCAAAGAGCACTTGCAAATAATTCTGCTGCATACACCGAACAACCTGATATCGGCGTATTCATGGATGAATGGAAAGCATTATACGATTCTAAGTCTGGTGAAAGAGGTATGTTTAATCGAGTATCTGCGACAAAGCAGGCTCAAAGGAATGGTAGACGAGATACTGAAGGACATCAGTATGGCACCAATCCTTGTTCAGAAATTATATTAAGAGATAGAGAGTTCTGTAATCTTAGCGAAGTAGTCATTAGACCAAATGACACAGAAAATACTTTGATGAAGAAGGTTGAACTTGCTACTATTCTCGGTACTATTCAATCTACACTTACTAACTTTAAATACGTGTCAAAACATTGGAAGAAAAACTGTGAAGAAGAGAGACTTCTCGGTGTTTCTTTAACTGGTATCATGGACAGTGAGCTGACAAACGGTAAGAAGAAAGGACTAGATGAGCTTCTTACAAAGCTTAGAGACCATGCTATCGAAACTAACAAGTTATGGGCGGAAAAAATTGGAATTCCTGTATCCGCTGCTATTACTTGTGTTAAACCCTCCGGAACGGTTAGTCAGTTGGTTGATGCTGCTTCTGGTATTCACGCTCGTCATAACCCCTATTATATTAGAACCGTAAGAGGAGATAAGAAAGATCCTCTTACTAGGATGATGGCTGACGCTGGATTTCCAGTAGAAGATGATGTAATGAATCCAAGTCATACATCAGTGTTTTCATTTCCAATGAAAGTTGATAAAAAAGCTGTGTTTAGAACTGACATGACAGCAATTGAACAATTAGAAGTTTGGCTTACTTATCAAAAGCATTGGTGTGAACATAAGCCCTCCGTAACGATATCTGTTAAAGAGCATGAATGGATGGAGGTAGGAGCCTGGGTGTGGAGAAATTTCGACTGGATGAGCGGTGTTTCGTTTTTACCGTTTAGCGATCATACTTATAAACAGGCTCCTTATCAAGATTGTGATCTTGAAGAATATCAAAATCTTTTAAAGACTATGCCTAAAAGAGTAGACTGGAATAAACTATCAGAATATGAACAATCGGACATGACTATCGGAGCACAAGAACTTGCTTGTGCCGCTGGATTTTGTGAAATCCAGTAAGATATAAATATGTCTAAAGATAACTATAAAAGATATTGGATTGACTGTGTAAATTGCGATGATGAGATCATAGTTGTCTCAACAGATGAACCTGAATTTTGTCCTGTTTGCGGCACACCTGCCTCAGTGGGCGAAGATGAGGATGAGTAATACAACTAATAAAAGTCCTGATAGAAAAGGCCCTAAGAAATCTGTCCCTAAAGGTTTTAACCGTGAAAGGGACAGGATTCTTAGAGAGCTTAAAAGAGTTCATGTTGAAGTTCAAATAGCACAAGAACTCATAGCTCTCGACAAACAATACAAAAAAGTAGTATCCTGGCAAAAAGCAGGAGTCCTTCCATTCATTTCTTTATACGGTGAATTGCTTGGATAAATATCCACATGATGTGGATATACCAAGGGAAAGAATATAATGACACTCCAGAAGAGTTCCAGGGATTTGTTTACCAAATCACAGAACTCGACACTAACAAAAAATATATTGGAAAAAAGAACTTTTGGAAACCTAAGACTCTCCCCGTCACTAAAACGCGTAAGAGAAGAGTACGAACGCGTGCAGAATCTGACTGGAGAGACTACTACGGTTCATCAACTCAGTTATGTCAACTGGTGGAAGAACGCGGTCCCGCCATGTACAAGCGAGAAATCCTCCATCTTTGCAAGACTAAAGGAGAAATGTCTTACTATGAAGCAAAGATTCAATTTGAACGTGATGTCCTCTTAAGCGATGAATATTACAATGAATTCATAGGATGTAAGATACACTCTCGTCATATAAAAAAATCATGAGATTATTTCAAGAACAAGACTTTATAAGCCATTCCGGAAATCCATTGCATTGGAAAATAGAGTGTGATGCTATATTTCCTGAAGAATGGAGATGCATTTCTAGAATGATTATGGAATACGAGACACGACCTTTTTGTGCTGCCATAGGCATACCAAGAGGAGGTGTTGAACTAGGTAGATGCTTGAATGAATATGCCACAGGTAATCATGATGAACATCCATATCTCATCTGTGATGATGTACTAACTACTGGAGGATCAATGGATGACTTTGTGAAATCTTACTTTAGAAATAGAAAGCCAAATTATTTTGGATGGGTAGTGTTTGCAAGAAGTAAGCCAGATCACTGGATCAAAGCATTGTTTCAAATGCCGTAATTTTTTCCTTTACATTTGATCAGAATAGTGGTATAATATACTCATAATGGACATACATGAATTTTTAAAAACTAACAAATCATATTGTGGACAAGCATTTACTGAATTATACAGCGATAGTGCTGGTCGATATCGACTATGTTGTCACTCTCGCGTATCGCGTGCTATTAAGAAGTATAATGTAAACAACACGCTTCCATTTGATTTCTGGAATTCTCCAGAAATGGAAGATATACGTAATGATATGCTTGAAGGTAAACCGATTGATGGATGCCAGGTATGTTATGAGCTTGAAGATAGGGGTACAAAATCTTGGAGGAAACAATACTCGGAGCAACAGACATTTACTATGTCAAGTGATGAGGTTGTATTACACTTAAGAGTTCATGGTTCTTATTGCAATCTTAGTTGCTATATGTGCATTCCCTATAATTCTTCTACAAGAAGAAAAGAACTTAATAAGATTTTTGGTGCATATAGTCGTGCTGCTGATGAGTTTAGTCAAGTTCCAGTGACTCCAACAAATCCTAGATGGAAAGAAATTTTACAAAATATAAATGACAATTCTGATAAGATTGTAGGACACGCCATACTTGGTGGAGAACCTCTTCAAATGGAAAGAATGTGGGAAATGCTAGATGCCACATCAGATGAGGATGCTAAGCGTATGAGCATTTATTTTGATTCTAATTTGACTGACTTACGATGGAAAAATCATTCTTTCTTTGATATTGTAGATAAGTTTAAATTTGTTGATATGCGAGTTTCTATTGATCATTTTCAAGATAAACTAAGGTGGATAAGATACCCTATAGATGTCTTGAAACTTGAGATGAATATCAATGAAGTGAAGCACCACATAAGCCAAATATCTTGTACAGTATCTATGTTGAATGCCTTAGATCTAGACGACATCTATCATTACTATAAAGAATCATTTGGTATTGAAACAGATTTTAAGCGGTTTGTGGCTGGCCCACGTTTCCTATCGATACGTAACTTTTCATCTGCATATAAAGATAAGATAAGAGACATGTATCACGATAAACCTTACATTGATATGAACTATATCAATGATGAAATGAACAAGCCTGCAATCCCTAATGGATGGGAACAGGCTATTTCATACTGTGACAAATTATCTGCTCACAGAAACTTTGATTGGAGAGGACTTTGGAATGATTTTACTTGACTATTCTGCGATTGCAGTTGCTAACATCTTAGTGATGAAGATGGAGATTAAAGAAAATTTAATCCGGCATATGATATTAAATTCAATACGAGCTTATCGTAAAAGATTTAAAGATCAGTATGGTGAAATGGTTATATGTTGTGATGGATCTAATAACTGGCGTAGGTCTTTCTATCCAGAATATAAAGCCAGTCGTAGAACTAGCAGAGAAAAGTCCAGTCTTGATTGGAATGAAATATTTAGAATTATCAACGGTGTACGTGATGAACTTAAAGAAAATTTTCCTTATCATGTAGTGCATGTTGATGGAGCTGAAGCAGATGATATTATCGCTCAACTATGTTTTCGTACAGGTGACTTTGGAAAGTATGAAGACGTCCTTATCATATCCGGCGATAAAGATTTTGCTCAGCTCCAAACTTTAAAGAACGTAAAACAGTTTTCACCTATGACAAAAAAATTCATTGATGAGCCTAATCCTAGAACTCATCTTATGAATCTTATATTATCTGGTGATACGTCTGACGGTGTTCCAAATGTCCTTTCCGACGACAAATGTTTTGTCGAGGAACGTCGTCAGACACCTCTTTCTAAGAAGAAAAAAGAATCTCTTATGGATGATCCTGAGGTGTTGGGTTCAGATATATATAGAAACTTCTTAAGGAATAAAAAAATGATTGATCTTTCAGAATTACCATCTGGTGTAAAACAAGAGATTATAAATAATTTTGAACAACAAGATCCGTGGCACAATAAAGGTAAGGTCTTTCCATACCTAGTGCAGAATCGGCTTAAATCATTGCTTGAAAACGTAGAGGAGTTTATATCATAATGAATTTACTTGTTTGGGAAGTACTTGATAAGATGAACAAACAGCGTTCTAAGTCTGAAAAAATCAAGGTACTCAAAGATAATGAAACATGGGCCCTTAAAGATATTATTAGAGGATCCATGGATTCGACTGTAGAATTTAACCTGCCTTCCGGTAAGCCCCCTTATACACCGTGCGAAGAACACAATCACCCTGCTCGTTTTGAAAAAGAAAATCAAAAATTTGCTTATTTCATAAAAGGCGGAAAGGGAGATCATCTTCCTGCTTATAAGAGAGAAAGAATTCTCATAGGAATACTAGAAGGAGTTAACCCAAAAGATGCGGAGTTAGTTGTGGATATGATTCAAAAAATACCACCAAAAGGACTTTCAAGACCCATAGTAGAGGAGGCATTTCCAGGATTGCTAAAAGACACACAAGAATAATGCATCAAATCTAACCCTTGCTAAAGCCGCAACTCTTCACACGAAGAGCATGTGGCTTTTTTGCTTTCTAAAGGAGGAAGTATGATTACAGAAGCGTTGACACCACACTTAAGACTAAGACAAGATCTCAAGGAATTAGAGTATTACGAATATAAACTTAAGAAGAAAGGGAAACTAGATTTGATGAAAAAGATTCAAAGAAAAAAAGATTTTCTTAAATCATATATAGAAACACAATTTAATTATGAAAAAGTAGCTTCATAGTTTACAAAGCAGAAAAAATGTGGTATAATATTATTGAAAGCGAGGTACATTATGAATATCTTCATTCTGCACGAAGATCCAACTAAAGCGGCACAAATGCTGTGCGATCGGCACGTGCCTAAAATGATCGTGGAAAGCGCTCAAATGCTTTCCACGGCTCACCGTATGCTAGACGGCATAGTTGAACGTCGTCCATCCAAATCTGGTAAGACGATGCAAAATTATTATGTTCTTCCAGACATTAGGGAAGACTTTATGTATGCAGCTGTCCACAAGAATCATCCTTGTACAGTGTGGACTATGGAAAGCAAGTGTAATTACTTTTGGCATTATGAACACTTCTTAGCCATGGGTCAAGAATTTGAATATCGTCGCGGCAAGAAACATAAGACTATTGAATTACTTACCGATCAGCTCAAAGAAAAGCCTATAAATATTCCAGACATAGGGTTGACTGAATTTGCTCAAGCAATGAGTCATTATCCTGATTGTAAAGTTGAAGGAGATGCTGTGAAAGCATACAGAAATTATTATCATGTTGCTAAAGACTTTGCCAAATGGGAATGGCGAAGGCCAGCTCCAACATGGTGGGAAGGATATAAGGGTGCCGACGTATACAGTTAAAAGAAAAAACGGTGAAGGTGAAGAGTGGGATGTCATATGTTCTTATAAGGAATTACAAGAAATCTTAGAAGAATATGATCTACAACAGGTGTACAAACCGATTGCATTTGTAAGTGGTACAAGAAGTCATGCTACATCTAGGACAGATGACGGTTGGAAAGATCATTTAAAGGAAATAAAAAAGAAAGCTGGCCGCGGAAACACCATAAATATATAATGGGTAGATACAAAGACAAGGACTCAACTGCTAAAAATAATTCTATGACGGTCAAATACAATGATCTTTTAGAATGGCAGGCGGTGACAAAAAATCAAGAGTATGCAGTTGCTGCTTGGGATGAGGGAGATCATTTAGCTCTTAGCGGTACAGCAGGAACTGGTAAGACTTTTATTGCACTGTATCTTGCTCTTGAAGAAATCTTAAGTAAAGAGTATCCTGCTAATAAATTGATTATATTTAGATCAGTTGTACCAGTTAGGGAAATAGGATTTCTTCCCGGCACGGCTGAAGAAAAGGTTGAAACTTATACAGCTCCGTATAGAGCAATATGCAGTGAAATATTTGGTGATGCTGGATCATATAACAAATTAGTGAATTCAAATCAATTGATTTTTGAGTCTACTTCTTTTGTAAGAGGTATGACATTTGAAGATTCAGTGATTCTAATTGATGAAATGCAAAATCTAAATTTTCATGAGTTAGATTCAGTGATTACACGAGTTGGTAGGAATTGTAGAGTAATATTGTGTGGTGATTATCACCAAACAGATTTTGAAAAAGAAAATGATAAGAACGGAATTATGAAGTTCTTAACCATTGTAGAACAACTAAAGAATTTTTCGGTGATTAACTTTGGTTGGGACGATATCGTTAGATCCGGTTTCGTCAGAGATTATATTATGACAAAAGAAATGCTAAAAATTTATTAGGAGGAATTATGGCATATAAGCTGTCAAGTAGATCTCTAGGAAGAATGGAAGGGATCGACGAAAGAATGATTGAAGTTGTCAAAGTTGCAATTGAGCATACTAAGATTGACTTTGGTGTTACACAAGGACTTAGAACTATTGAAGAGCAAGAAAAACTGGTTGCAGCTGGCGCTTCAAAAACTATGAAATCTAAGCACATCGACGGTCTGGCTGTAGATCTTATGGCCTATGTAGACGGACGTGGATGTTGGGAACTTAACGTCTACGATGAGATTGCTGACGCAATGAAGATCGGTGCAGCGCAATGTGATGTACCTATTCGTTGGGGAGCAGCTTGGCATATTGCCGACATCCGAGAATGGGATGGAACAATGGAAGACGCCATGAATGACTATGTCGATACGCGGCGTTCACAGGGGAGGAGGCCCTTCATAGATGCACCTCATTTTGAAATTAACGAGTAGCATACTATTATTTTTACTAATAGCAACTTCAGTATACGCTGAAGACAATAAAACAGAGCCTCAGGCCCCTAAGTCGGGCTTGAGCATGGGTATATTCTACAATCCTTGCATGAGTGGAAATGATTTTTCTCAAGTGCTATTAAGATCGCAAGAAGTACCTTTAATGAGAATGCTGAGCCAACAACATGGGCCAACAGCATCAGTGCAAATTTTTGTAAATGAAGCAAGCAAGACATTTACTATAGCAATTATGAATGTTCAATTGCCTGTATTTCATCCACAAAAAATCTGTATATTAGCCGCCGGAACTGGATTTAAATATTTAAAAGAATTAGGTATTACGATTTGAAATTTATACATGAAGCACTAGATCTTGGTTATGATGATCTAAATGCAACTACATTAACAGACGGAAGATATTACGAGACACCTGAGGGAAAATACCCAAGTGTTACGACGGTGCTTAAGATTCTTAGTGAAGACTCTATCAATGCATGGAGAGCAAGAGTTGGAAAAGAAGAAGCTGATAAGATCAGTTATAGAGCTTCAACTCGCGGTACTGCTGTCCATAATGTCATGGAGAGGTATTTAAATAATGAAGATATCAATAAGAATGAGCATACTCTTGATGTAGTACAATCTTTCAATAACCTATCACCAATTCTAAATAAGAGAGTTGGTAAAATATTCGCCGTTGAAGCAGCTCTTTTTAGTAAGCATCTTCGCCTTGCTGGAAGGGTAGATTGTGTGGCTGAATTTGACGGCGTACCTTCCATAATTGACTTTAAGACGTCAAGAAAACTAAAACAAAAAAAGTGGATTGAGAACTACTTTATTCAAGCATCAGCATATTCAATTATGTTTGAAGAAAGAACCGGTCTACCTTGCCCTAACCTGGTCATATTGATAGATGTGGATAACGAACAACCGCAAATTTTCACAGAACACAGAGATAACTGGACCAAAAAACTCCACGAAACTATTGAAAAATATCGCCAAAGAAAGTTTTGGGACATTCGAGGCGGAATGTGATTAACATGTTAATAACTTTTTTCGCAAGTGGTTGATTTTATTAGATAAAAAAATGCATTTTTTCCTTTACTTTTAAGAAAAACTGTGGTACTATGTAAATATGATAAGGAAAGGACATAATAAAATGAAAAATTTCGAAAAGGTAATCCTTACGGATTGTGACGGTGTACTCCTAAACTGGGAATATGCCTTCTATATTTGGATGGAACAACATGGTCACCATCTAAAAGATAACACAGATCTTACTTATGATATTGCAAATAAGTATGATCTTCCAATGGAAGAGAAAAAACACCTCGTAAGAATGTTTAACCAATCAGCATCTATTGGTTTTCTTCCTCCTCTTAGAGATGCTATGCATTACGTAAAAGAAATCCATCAGAAACTTGGATACACTTTCCACGTAATCACTTCACTTACAACTAATGAACATGCTCAAAAATTGAGAATAAGAAATCTTCAAAAATTGTTTGGAGAAACTGTGTTCAGTAAATTCATCTTCTTAGATACTGGTGAAGATAAGGATAGAATCTTCAAAGATACCATCTATCAAGATAGTGGATATATATGGATAGAAGATAAATATGAAAACGCAGTTTGCGGTGACAAATATGGTCTTAACAGTTGCCTTATGGAGCATGGACATAACATGCATATTAAAGAATTTCCACTCTTTAAAAACTGGCAAGAGATTTATGAGTCACTAAAGTGATAAATAGTACCATAGCCACACACAGAGGTAGGATATGGTACGCAAAAAAGAAGATGGAGTTAATAGGTACGACGTGGATGGTGATGGTGTTGTAACGGAGGATGAATTAAAGGTTACTAGACAAATGATAGAGCTGGATGACCTCCGCTCTGATATGGAAAATGAAGATAAAAGGCAAGATGCTCAAAGAAACATGGCATGGTTTGCCTTATTTGGCATGTTGTTGTATCCGACATTAATAGTATTATGTGATTGGTGGATACTAGACACAGCAGCTAAAGTATTAAGTGACATTGCTCCTACATATTTTGTTTCGGTAGCAGCGATTGTTGCAGCATTTTATGGCAAAGAAGCATTAGTGAAAGTGAAAAATGGCAACGGAAACGGG